ACCTTGGTAGCTGCTCTCTTATCAAATCCAGAGAAGTCCCAATTTAATGCTAATGCTATATAAGCTACCTTAGTATTAAAGTTTGGATCTTTTTCCATCATCTTCTGAAAGTCATTCTTTCCCTCCTTGTCAAACTTCGTCAATCCATTCTGGATAATTTCTTTCTGACGAGGACTTATTTTAAATCCAGGAATTATCTCTTCAGTCTTCTCCAGATATGTCTTGATACCATTTTTCCATGATTCAAATTTCTCTGCCTGTACCTTCTGAGCAATTATCTGTTGTTTCTTTGCTTCTTCTTTTTCTTTCTTAGCATAGTCTAGGAGCTCTATTCTGGCATCCTTGGCTTCATCAGCCAGTAACCCAGAATCATCCCAGCGCTGTATTTTTTTATCAATCAGCTCACTGGAATATCCTTTTAATGCGTAAAGACTTCTGATAAGATTCTTCTGAAGTGATTCATTGTCATCTATGTCAGATTCTTTTATTGACTCATATTTACTGATATTAGAATTCTGTCCTACAAGGTCTTCCAATGGTATACCTGCCTCTATTGCTTCCAGCAAGTCTCTGGCTTCTTGTGTGAAAGAATTTTTGTATTCTTCTATACCAGCTTCTATGCTTGTATCTATTTTCTCTTGTACCTTAGAAAGAATAAATTCTTCAGAGTCCTCAAACTCTTCGTCTTTATAGTCTATGATACCTTTTTCTCTCTGTAAGTCTGCAAATACACGAAGTGCTGAAACCTTACCAGTAATCTCAGGAACATGAGTATCTTTAATACTCTTGTCAATTTCTTGCTCTTCTTCTTCCTCTATTACCTCTTCTTCTTCCTCTTCTGGCTCTTCTGCCTTTGGAGTTTTTGTCTTAGAAGGCTTTTCAACCTTTTTAGGTTCTTCTGTATCTTGTTCATTTGGGATGTTACTATTGATAACATCAATGCTATCTATCTCATCTCCAAGGTTCATCTCTAAACCAGGTGTAGATGAAATATCTCCGCCATTCAGAACACTTAAATCCAGCCCTTCCAAATCATCCTCAAAGTCTGTGTTCTTATTCATAAAATTATTGATTTAATTAGATTAATTATACAAAGATATAACAAATTTACCGACAAGTCAATGACTTTCTAATATTTTTTATTAGTTTGAAATTAGGTCTATAGCTTTAATTATATCTGGTCTTTTATTACTTCTGCTTCAAGATACCAATTAGGCGTTCCATTATCCATCAAGTCTAACAAATCCCTAAATTTGTTTTCCTCCTCTGTCTGTTCATCCAAAAACCATTTAGCAAAACCATAGGTTGTATGATCGGATGATTTTAAAGCGATTTCCGCAATGTTATTCCAATTTGAAGTAACTTGTATCTCGTGTTCAAGAGCTGCCGTTAGAACGTCTCTTAGGTCTATATACTCTTGTTTAACTTCAGGTAGTGATGGAATGACTGGCTTGCAGTTTTTATCCATAAGATATTCGTGGATTTTCTTCATATGTGTCATTTCTTCGTGACCATACTTTAAAAACAACTTGCCAAAATTACTTAGTCCACGACCATCTGCACATGCAGACATACCAAAGTATATCTGTGCTGACTGGAATTCATTGAAAATCTGTTTGTTTAATATTGCTTGTACCTCTGGTTTTAACTGTGGAACTAATTCCAATTTACTTTTAACTCCAGCTTCTAATGTTTTCTTTAAATCCATTACTTGTCGTATTTGTTTTTATTATAATACTTAAACGCAATTTCATGCATTATACCACTCTCTGATTTTCCCTTACATACTCTAACTATATGCGAACAATCAATTCCATAATATCTTATTTTGTTAGTTGACGGATCTGTTAATGAATAAACATATCCAGTTCTCATTATTTTTTGGATTTAGATAGTTCTGCTTTTGTTTTATTTTCTTTTGCTACTCTTATTGCAGTATCCGCCTTGAGTTTCTCTATCTTCTGTTGAGCAGCAATCTTCTTTTCCTCTATAGCAAGTTTTTTCTCATCTAAGGAGATTTTCTTGTCTTCAGTGTCTTTCTTGTTACTAACTTCTCTTTCTTTAAGCCTTCTCTGAAGCTCTTTATCATAATCTTCAGAATCATGTTTGCGTTCTTCAAGAGCAAGTTTACCAACCTCAAGAGGATCTGGAATTCCGTTTTGATTAGTATCTAAGTCTTGCTGTCTGCTGAATACATTAATTTCAGCACACTGTATTTTAGCTTCATTGTTAGAGTCAATCTCATATTTCTTGAGATCCATCTCCTGCTGCTTCATAGCCATTGCAGACTCTATCTGTTCTTTAGCCATCTGCTGTTGACCCTGTAATTGCTGTTGCTGTAACTCCATCTCTTTCTGCTTCTGTTGATTAACAGCTTCTTCATAATCAAGTAACTTATTTTTAGTCTCTGTGATAGAATCAGCCATCATAATATCAACAACACTGGACAATGCCAACTTATCTGCACGAAGACCTTCACTTGTCAGACTCTTCAGCATCTGTATAGTTTCATTATCTTTATTAGAATTTGACATAAACACACCATATTCTGAGTTATCAAACTCATTGCCATCTATATCAGCAAATACAGTAGCCATATCATCCATTACATATTGTAATTTCTTACTCTTACCACGCCAAGCATCCTTAGCAACCTCTATGATTGCCTCATAGACCCTACGCTTAGTATGAGTATGTACTTCAAACCATTTCTCTGTGATGAAAGATGACTGAGTAACACTTCTTTCTACATTACCAACAAGTTCTCTATTCTGTACTTGTCCCTGTCGTTGTTTAGTAACACCAGATAGTTCTCCTATCTTACCTTCTATAAACTCAAGAAGCTGAATATGCTTGTCTATATACTGTCCCTGTTCCATATCATACTCTCTATTAGAGGTAGATCCAGACATCATCCCAAGCCTTTGTCCTTTTTCCGACTCTTCAAAAGAATTTTTAAAAGATATATTAGCAGCTTGTACATAATATAACCACTTATCAATATCAAAACCTTCTCCTTTCGGTAAGCCAGCTAAGTCAAACTCCATAATCTTCCCATAGGACTTTGCTAACGCTAACTCTGTTCTATAAAATATAATATTAAATAAATACTGATAAGGTTTTATCCTATCCATCAGGGAGACTGATACTGAGTTATTTGCATTGTAGACTGTTCCGACATATGGGGACTTGCAGATAGAGATATTGTCCATATTTCTTCTTTGGTTTCTGCATCTTTTTTTGTCAACATATATATCAGCACCAATTCGAGTTCCTTCTCTGTACTCATTGATCCATAGCCAATTAATTTCCTCTCCAGGTTCTGGCTTATAAGATTCATCAAGGACGATTCGTTCAGATTCTCCTGTGTTTTCATCTGTAAATTTTATTACACCAACCTTGCGTCTTGATTTCCATACAGCCCTTAGAACCCTTATTTTATCTCTGCCTTTGTCATAGTAACTATACTGCTGACTTAGATCATTAATAGTATCTATCTCTGGAATATCAGATGTATATATGTTTCTAGGTGTCTCATAGTTAAGAGTATCACTCATACTACCAACTCTGTTGACACCTCTCTCCAGATAGTCTATCTGTTCTGGCGTGAGTTCTTCATACCAAGTGTCAATAATCTGACCCACAGACATCCATGTCTCTTCCACAATGACATCTGCATCATCAATATAAAAGGAGTTATGTGGTAATAAATAAAAAACCTCTAACGGATTACACCTTCTAAAGGTAGGTTCTCCATTACAGGTATCTATTCTGTAGATTTCTTCTCCAGCAATCAAGGCATCTTCAAAGCCTACACGCATGATAGCATCTACATCAAGTTTTTTGTTGAGATATTCTAATGACCTTGAAGCCATTACCTCTCGTATATCTTTGTAGCCATATCTTGCATACTTTTGTAGTTGTGCAAGGAATGACTGGTCTTTCTTTTCTTCTTCACTAAGTCCAGTAGAAAGCTTCTGCATAAGCATAGACTTGATGGAGTTGGCAAGGTCTTCTTGTTTCTTAGATACGGCATCACTGTTTGTCGCTCTTACCATATAAGAAGATAATCTCTTTGACTCTTCTCCTATCAAAAGGTTAAATATCGGAGTAACAACGTCGTAATGTTTCAATGACGCTGGAACATCAGTCTTTTCTAGCCCTAATGGGTTGATAACATAGGTTAAATCATCCTTGTGAAAGATGCCGGCATAAAGGTCATAGTTGATCTTTTTGTTATATCTCGTTGACCTTCTGTTTGTATCATATGAATATATAAGACTTATCGCTCCATTAATGCATAACTTATACCAATCCTCATCCTTCCTACTCTCTGGGAGTTTCTGTAGAGGCATAAACGACAAGTATTCCATAAATATCTTCTTTTAATTAAAACTACAAATATACAAAAAAAATCGTTAAATTCAAATCATTATCCTATAGGTTGATTAGTATTCCGATAATCCCTATAGCTTTTCTGGTTAAGTCTTCTATCAAAGAATGGATCCCTGCCCCTTGTTCTCTCTATTGCTGTGATAACTTTCTGCTTATGAAGCTCTTGCATTGCATACATACACTGCATAAAGGCCATAACCCTATCATAGTTGCCGTGGTCACTATCATAAAGTATCATTTCTTTTAACAAAGGAACCGTCCTTATCTTTCTAAGACTCAGCTTGCCTACTTCATATTCTTCCTGTAGCCAGTCTCTTATTAAGATTTCTCCATGGTCTTTCAAGGCAACATTCATATGCATACCAAAGCCTCTTTCTACAGTAGAATTTGGTATCACATCCTTAATATATTGTGGTTGTCTCATAAGGTATTGCAGAGAATTCTTTCTTTCGTAGTACTGTTTAACACCCATCTTCTCGTTTTCATATAGAGTTGCAGCGTTATAATATATTGAAAG